CTGCAGAGTAACCATACCAACGCCAGGGTCTTAACGTGACCCCATGCGGTCATTACCATGACTGGGTTTTGGAGTAGGCACGTCGGAAAACGCACCCCCCCAGCACTTACTGTAACCTCGTAAGTTAGTGTTGGGTGATTTCTTCTACACGAGGAACGCTATTGAGAACCTTACGGCTAAAGCTATATTACACGTGCAGGGATCAGGTTTAACCACTAGATCTAGTGGCACTGTATGTAGTGAGACAGACTGTTTTACTTCCGTCAGGAAGGATCCGGTCTTCTAAGCTGAAAGTGCTCTCTAATAGTTATGTTTAAGCAAAATAACGATTAGATCACCGAAGTGACCCAAAAGTTATAATGCCAAGTGACATGTTCATCACTCAGCGCTCCTTACCCAGGAGATTTTCCATTTCTCCGGATAAGGGCCTGTTGTTTTGTCATGAAGCTTTGGAGTTCAACGTGGATGAGCATCCAGAGTCGGATCCATATCCCGGCTTGACCCTTAGAGCGGAGCTCTTCGGTATCGAACAGGGACACGGGAACGAGACTGGCCTCATTAAAGAACTCTTCTACAGTGCGAAGCACTAAGGAGAGATCAACACCTGGACCTCCTAACGTCCACAGTCTCTTCACTAGTCTGTTTGCGGCCTCATAATGAACCTTAATCGGGTGGAGCAATCCTAAGATTTCGAACTTGAACCATGACGCGTGTTCGGTACTGTCTTTCAACAGCCCCAAATCCGCATCAGAGGCCAAGTCGTCCTCAAGTGATCTCATTGTTGATTCTAGATCACTCCGCATGGCTGATAAGGCCGTGTGGAAGATCTTATGAAACAACTCTGGAACCACCGCTGGGTCCACGACGCGAGCGGTTTTCACCGTGAACATCTGGATCCAGTCGAGGAGAGTCCCAACCGAGAATGGACCATGTGGGCTGCAGAGCAGCAGGGATAAGCCCAGGAAACGTTTACTAATCGTTACTGGGCAAATCCAAGCAGCGGACTGGGCTTTGAAACCCAACCCAGCAAACTTAAGCACCCGTGGGAGCGTTACTGAGTCGATAACCTTCATCGCTGAAGATACCAACTCAGGGATGAACTTGATCCCAGAGAAGCCAACCGCAATATGCTTAAGAGTAGTTGGACTTACGTCCTTCCCTCGAAAGATAAAGCGCTTAGCAAACTCGAAGGACCCGTTATCCGATGACAGAGACTTCGCGAACGAAATCTCGACACCTAACGCCTTCATAATACCTAAGTAAGCCTCTGCAATGTTACGGTGACAGATGACAACATCATCACCTAGCAGGGCATAGTGCTGAAACCATGTACGTACGCCGCATTTCCATGCAGCAAATTGTACGATGGCATGATGGGTCAGTGCTAGCATGGCCCACGAGCTATAGGCTCCCATAGGCTGTCCAACGGCGTACTTCACCCCCTCCTTCGGACTGTTGGTTTTCACACCATCAACCTTACGAGGACATGAGTAGAGGCGTTCGGTTAGTAGCCGAACCCACAATCGCGCGAGGGGCTTACCTATGAGGTACGATAGCACGAGTTCCTGGATAACTATAGGCAGTCTATCCGTCGCGGCAGACAGATCGAAGCTGTAAACCCGGGTGATACCTTTCTTCTTCATGTAGCCCTGTAGTTTACCTATAGGGGCATGTTGATCGAAAGTACCATCTTGGGGAATACGCTTCAAGATCTTGTAAAAGATCTCTGAGTGCACGGGATGGAATAGGATCTGAGTATAGTAGTCCAGTAGGGCCACTACACGCCACTTCCCGGGTTCCTCTAGGAAGGCTAATCTCCCCAGAGACCCAACCTTTTGGCCCTTTCGCGGTTTAATCAGAGGATGATTAGCGCCTGTTAGGGTGTCAGTCAACTCCGATATCCAACGAAAGTTCCATAGGATGAATTTTGGATCGAGAACAGCCCTCATAGGAACAGACCATAACAACCACCGATCATTATGGGTCAAACGTGCCCATTCCTGCAGTAGTACAAATAACTCAGGTCGGGTGACCCAAGCTAGTGCATCTACAAACAAGTTACCAACCGAGCACGAGGGCCCTTTAGTGATGGTGGAATATACGCTGTTCGGACCACCCCTTAACAGCAGCAACCACTTCGCTTTCCACATGGGAGCCCTCACGGAGAGGACTTTTGGTAGCCCACGCGAAAACGAGGTCAGCGCCCGGTACCCAGTGACTGAATCTATCAACGACCAAAACACCTCCAAAAAGGTGTCCCAGTCAGAGAGAAACTCAGTACTGAGCACAGGACCAGGCGTAATAATCGTGGAGATGGACGGTGTACCCTTGAAGCTCAACACTCGATATATACTAAAGAGCGAGAGCCAAAAGCGCACTACCAAACCATGACCCTGACTAATACGTCGTCGGTGCTGTATAGGGATGATGCGGGGAAGTCCGGTCCGCGTAATGCTTACGCAGTGACCAGCCTTGATGGTTGCTACGAGTCTATCATTCCCACAATACTTCATAAGAAGCAGAGTGCAGGACTTATAGTATTTCGCAGTACCCTTCAAACCTTGACGTCGAACCATACGCACTGTATGCCGCGTGAAAACAAAGCATGCTTTGACAAAACCTAGTGTAGATGAACCAACGATGATAGGGAGTGCACGAATGCACAACCCCACCAATCGCTTCGTGTCTTTCGACGCCGATTGCCAGATACTCCCTTCACCTCGGGTTGTTACGCCGAAGATCCGGAAGAAAGAGTGCACTTTCTCACTTTGAAGAAAACTAACTGTTCTATTCATTGTTTGATTGTGTAGGCTTTCTTTGTGGGTATCCTTCCTTATCCCTTTCAGGTAGGTAGGCAGGCCTTGCAGGCCGTAGTTCTACTACTACAGGTTTCTACGAGCAGTATGATCCTTTCCAGAGACCCATCCCTTTCGGGAAATTTCCACAACTAGTGCCGGAGCATTTTGTCGTGACGGAAGTAACTCGGGTGAGCTACTCCCACTCTGACAGGTGTTCAACTCTCATAGTGCCTGATTGTCTCACGTAACATAAGTTACGCTGTTGCTCCCTCAACAAGGGTCCGACAGCTTATGGGGAATCAGTTAATGAATGGTGCTAGCTTAGACAGTAATCCCTTATCGCCATAAGTGCGGAGGTATGTCTCCTCTAGTCGAACCATATCGTTTAAGCATTGTGAAGAGAGGAATGATGGTAACATCAATCCCTCGGTCTTCGCCAACGCCAACAAGGTTCGGATCCAAAGGAAGCAACGGAAACAGCAAAGTTGCCCTTGGGAACCGATAAGCTGATGAACTAAGTGCTCGATGACACTTCAGTCTCAACTAACCAGATCTAACAGGTCTGAGTTAGATGCCTAGTCTCCTA